CACACACAGAGATTTTGTCAATATTAATATGTTTTCTAGGGAAGAGGCATTCAGGGAATTCCCTGAGCAATTATTAAATAATAAAATGGGAAGATTAAAAAAACCACTAGCATTAAAAAAACAGGAGGGGACTTTTAGAGAAGATAGAGATGGCAACAAATTAGATTTGCCTTCTTCCATGCCTGTACTTCCTGATTATATAAGTACAACAGCACAAAATTACTATTTAGCTACTGCATCTAAATTAGTTAAGATGAATCTTATTAATGATGTTGATGAGACAGCTTTAGTTCTTTTAGCTGAGGCCTACGATGATTACAGAAAAGCTAAAGATTATATTGATAAAAATGGAGATGTATATTCAGTAACTAATCAAGCTGGAGAAATACTTTGGAAGATGCATCCTAAAGCTAGGATAATGTCAGAGTCATGGTTAAGAGTTAAAAAGATGCTTTCTGAATTTGGTTTAACTCCTTCAGCTAGAGCTAAACTAAATGCAGTAGAAGATCAAGTAATAACTTTAGATGATTTATTAAATGATTAATAAGAGTAAAGCTCAAAGAGTTGTAAATTTTATAGAAAGAGTATGTACTCATGTAGCTGGTCCAAAAGCTGGAGAACCTTTTATATTAGAGCAATGGCAGAAGGAAGATATTATATATCCTATCTATGGTAATGTAGATAAAGAGGGAAACAGAATAAAAAAAGAAATCTATTTAGAGATACCTCGAAAGAATGGTAAATCTGCTTTGATGTCATGTTTAGCTTTGTGGCATCTTTTTGATCCTGAAACTATAGGAGGTCAAGTTATTGGAGCAGCAGCTGATAGAAATCAAGCTTCTATTATTTTTAAGTCTGCTAAAGAGATGGTTTTAAATTCTCCAATACTTATGCAACAGACTAAAGTAATGAGAAACAGTATTATTAATTTAAAGACTAATACTAATTATCAGGTAGTCTCAGCAGATGCTCCTAGAAGTTTAGGTCTTTCTTGTACTGCTGTATTTATGGATGAGTTACTTGCCCAGCCTAACAGAGAGCTCTATGATGTTCTTCGGACTTCTCAAGGTACTCATAAGAATCCTATCTTTTTTTCTATTAGTACAGCTGGATATGATACAACTTCTATTTGTTATGAGGTGCATGATTATACTAATAAAGTTAATAATGGAGTTATAAAAGATGAAAGCTTTTATGGAAAGATATACTCAGCTTCTAAAGATGATAATCCTTTTGATGTAAACACATGGAAGAAAGCTAATCCTAATTATGGAGTATCAGTTCAAGAAACTTATTTAGAGGAGCAATCCAGGAAGGCTCAGAATATAGGCTCTACTCTTAATAGCTTTTTAAAGTATCATCTTAATATATGGGTATCAAGTTCTGAGAGATGGCTTAAAGCAGGAGAATGGTCTGAATGTGGTACTAAGTTTGATCATGAAATATTATTAGGAGAGTCCTGTTATGCTGGACTAGATTTATCTAAGAGTCATGATTTAAGTTCCTTAGTTTTATACTTCCCTGATATAAAAGGTAAAAATTATGTACTTCCTTTCTTTTGGATTCCTGAAGAAAGCATCCAGGGTAGAAGCATGAAGAAAGGAGTTAATTATGATCATTGGCAAAGGGATGGATATATAGAAGCTACTGAAGGAAATATCATAGACTATGGACAGATTAAAAAGAGAGTACTAGAAATCAATGAGCAGTATAATCTTATTAGAATTGGCTATGATAGAAAGTATGCTACTGAATTAATATTGAGTTTATATAATGATCATGGTATAGACTGTGCTGAAGTAGCTCAGGGAAGTTATACATGGACTCCAGCTATTGTAGAGATGGAGAATCAGATAAAAGCTAAGACTTTACAGCATGGGGATAATCCTATTTTGACTTGGAATGTTGATAATGCTGTTATCTTATTTGATGAGAATGATAATAAGAGATGGAGTAGAAGAAAAAGTTCTGAGAAGATTGATGGAATAGTAGCTTTGTGTAATGGGATGGTCGAGTATTTACAGGACAGTATGAATGAAGAGCAATCTTCAGAGATATTTTTTATATGATAGAGTTTGCATTAATTAAAGGATTCTGCATAGGAATGACATCAGAAGATAATTATATAAGAATTTTCTTAATAAATTAAAGTGAAAACAGTTAATTCTTTAAGTGGTGGCAAATCATCAAGCTACATAGCCTTAAACTATCCTGCTAACTACAATGTATTTAGTTTAGTTAGAACCAATGAAAAATCTTGTTTATATCCTGACTCTAAAGTAAGACAGATAGTATCGGATAAAATAGGGTGCGAGTTTATAGGTACAACTGAGCAAGATGCTATTATTAAAATAATGTTGCAACTTTCTGAAAAGATTGATATAGATTGGGTTACAGGTCAAGCATTTGAAAATGTTATTAATGGTGATTGGAATAAAGGTAAAAATGGTAAACATTATTTACCTAATATGATGGTTAGATATTGCACAACTCATTTAAAGATGTTACCTATATTTGACTATTGGAAAAAAAATATAAATGAAGTTTGCGATATGAGAATAGGTTTTAGAAAAGGAGAAGAACGCAGACAAAAAAATATGTTAAATAAATTAAACGATAATGGTAACGAAGAAATTAAAGTAATTGTAGGTAAAGCAGGTACTCGTAATAAATGGGGTATGGTAGAATGGAGAAAGCCTAGTTTTCCTTTAATTGATAATGGTATAGATAATAGAGCAATACAAGAATACTGGAATAAAAATAATGATATAGACTTTCCTAAAGGTTACTACAATAATTGTGTGGGGTGTTTTCACAGAAGTCCAATGTTTTTAAATAAGATGAGTCAAGAACATCCTAATAAAATTGAGTGGTTTGCAAAAATGGAAAAAGTAAATGCACCTAACACATTTAGAAAAGATGTAACCTACAAAGAAATTCAACAATACAATCCACAGTCAGAATTATCTTTTAATGATTTTAATGAATGTGATAGTGGTTATTGTGGTTTATAATTATATTTGAAAAAACTCTCCTAGTATGGAAAGTTTCTTAAATTTATTAATTGGCTTCTTAAATGTTCTGAAGTAGCTTTCTCTTTGTCTAGCAATCTTTGAAAAGAATTACAGAAGTCTTTAAGAGTTTTCTGATGCTCAGGACTTAGAGCTTTGTATAGTTGAATCATTGCCTGTAGTTTTTTATTCTTATCCATAGTTTCTATTTGTTAATAACTCCGTAAAGATATAAACTTATTTTATATATCCTACTACATTAGTTAAAAACTTTTAAAATTATTGCAATGTTATTCAAACTATACTTGTTATATTGCCTAATTGTATAACTATATTTAATCTGATTTGGGGCTATTAGATAATATCAAAAGAATTTTTTCTCCTTCTAAGGAAGATCGTAATTTTGCACAAACTTCATTTTTTTCTAATCTTAATGGCCCAGCTGTAAGTTCAAAAGAACAGGCTATGAGTCTAGCAGCAGTTACTGCTTGTGTTAGAGCAATCAGCACAGCTGTAGCATCTCTTCCTTTAAATCTATATAAAAGAGAAGGAGCAGATAAAACTATAGAAAAGAATCATATATTATACAAGTTAATACATGACTCACCAAATAAAATTAATACTTCTTATACTTGGAGAGTACAGCAGATGATTAATCTTTTATTAGAGGGTAATTGTTATTCTGTAATAGTTAGAGATAATAGAGGTACTCCGATAGAATTAATACCTTTAATCTCAGACAATGTTAGAGTTATTAAATATGATGATTCTATTTTTTATGATGTTCAAGATGTTGATCAGCCTCTAAATAGTTTTGATGTACTACATATATCAGGACTGTCATTTGATGGGTGCTACGGATATAGTCCTATCTCTATGTATGCTGAGACTTTAGGATTAGGAGTAAAGTCTAGAGAGTTTGCAAATAACTACTTTAGTAATGGAGGTAATATATCAGGTTATTTAAAAAGTCCTTCTCCATTAAAACCTGAAACTATAGAACAGTTAAGATTTAGTTGGAATCAGAAGTATTCAGGAACAGGAAACTCACATACTACAGCAGTTCTTCCTAATGGCATGGAGTATCATAGATTAAATTTAACTCCAGCAGACTCAGACTTATTAAGACAAATGGAGTTTACTAGAGAAGAGATAGCTTCAATTTTTGCAGTTCCTCCTTCTCAGATTGGAATCATGAGAGATTCTTCTTCTAGAGCAAATGTAGAAGAGCAATCTATTATGTTTTACAGAAACTGCTTACTACCTTAT